GCTGCGGCAGGCCAAACTCATAGCAATCTTCATAGATCTGCCGCCAATTGTCCTTGCGCCGCTGCGCGGCATCGTGCCGCTTCAGGATCTGCTCAACACTGTACCTCATGCCTTCGCCTCGTTTCTCTTGCTAATCCCCTTTGACTTTTTGCGCGCGTCAGCCTTGGAGCTAGCGCCCCAAGCGCGCAGCGACAAGGTCAGGCGCGTGGGTTCGCCGTCCTTGTATTCAGGTCCGGGCATGTTGCCCATACGCGCCAAGAAACTCGCCCGGCGGGGGTTATCCCCGCTTTTTACAGGGCGTTTTAGGTTCATGCCTTCGGCCTTGGCAGAACGCCGCCCAGCCTCATTCAAGCCACCCTTTGGGTTCTTGCCCTCTTTACGTTGCCAAGCTGGACTAGCCACGAGCAGCCCTCATGTTGTCAATCAGGTTTGGATATGGACGGCCAGCCTTGGCAGCGGCACGCATAGCTGACCGCTTTTGTGCTGGCGTCAAACCCTTCGGCTTGCCCAGATCCTTTGGCCGCTTTTTATCCCAAACCTCTTTTTTCTTATTTTCCATTTTTCTTTTTCCCAGCCTTTGACATTGCGATAGCAACAGCTTGCTTTTGCGGACGACCTTCGCGCATCAGCATCTCAATGTTGCGCTTGACGGTTTTTTTGCCGTAGCCCTTCATCAGTGGCATTACGCGGCCCCCAATGTGTCAGCCGTAAGCCGGTCGCCACTCAGCAATGTGCGCGATCCAAGCCTGCGCATACCAGCCAAACGGCGGCGGCGGTTTTCCTCTTCGATCTGTTGCACCAGCTTTGAGCGGCGCACTGTCTTGGCGGCTGGCTGTTCGGGCTGCGGAGCCGCCGCGCCCATCTGCGCGGACGGTGCAGCAGCACGGCCTTCGCCGTCACCTGTGGTTCTGACATCAGCCGCTCTAGGGCGACCGAAATATGTGCCGTCTGTTTCAACGCCGATGATGATGCCGCCTTCGCGAACAGGCGTGCCACCGGCCTCAATCCGGCTGGCAATGCCCTCACGCACTCTTTCGCCGATATTTGCACCAATCGCTCTGGCTATTGCCAAAGACAGCGATGGCACCATTTGCTGTTCGCCCTCACCGCCACGATCTCGTACAGACGCTGCGTCACGGCTCCGCTGTTCGGCTCGGCTTGGCCCCCGACTAGCAGGCGCACCGCGCCCTCTTTCACCACGACCACCGCTGTAACCGCCATATCTCATGCCTGCACCCCTATCCTAGTGTTTCCTGAATGCCCTTTTCGGCATCCTCGCGTATTGACGACAGCAGCAAACGCTGGCCGCCTGCTTGTCTGGCACGCCGCCGGGCCGCAATCTGCTTTAGTTTTGTGCGCTCTTCTTCGGCCAGACGCGCCTCTGTGCGTTCCTGCGCCGCAGTAATCTCAGGATCTGGCTGTGGCTCTCTTGGCGTTTTGAGCAATCCACCCATCAGTAATACCTCGCAAACATAATATGATCGGAGCCGTCAGGCCCATACCGGCGCAGACGCCCCTCTTGCGTGAATTGTAACGCAATGGCCCACCTCACAGCAAGGCGGTGTCGGACATTTACCGTGATTTGCAACCGCTTCAGTCCCTCTTTGGTAGCTATGTGGTCAAAATACCTACCAGCGGAGCGGGTCAGCGATACCGCTCTGGTATTGATCTGGTCGGATGTCAGCATCCACGCTTCGGCAACGCCGGGCCACAAGATCTGATAACCGAAGCAACAGGCAACCTTGCCACCCACCATAGCCGTATATGCGGTGCCAGCCGCCTGATACGCTTTTAGCACATCGCGGTAATTTGGCAGATCAGTGAAATACGCCAGATCGAACTCACGCAGATTGGCCGTGTATGGATGGCCCCAATGAAACGGCACAATCGTGATGTCCGGGCTGGTCAGTATGTCACGCCACATCAGAACACACTGAAATCAGCATTCGCCGTCAACTGCTTGAACTGCTGGCTGAACTGGCTGTTCCGCGTCAGGCTGCGCACCTCACCGGCACCAAGCATCAGATAGCCAAACGCATCACCCACATGCGAGTGTTCGTTCTTATTCGGCGCATCCCTGAACCGCTCATGCCCAGATCCGACCGCAACCCGCTTGAAATGATAGCCGCCAGCCAATGCCTTGCGTGTGCGCGTGCATTTGTTGCTGACATACAACCCTGGCTTGCCGTCAATCATGCGGTTCATCGGCATAGCACCAGCCTCGCGGCGCACCATAAAATCATTGCTTTGGGTTGGCCGGGCGTGCAAACCAAGCGTGCGCAGATGCTCAAACGCCGTGACCTCGAAGATCTCATCCCGCTTAACACCAGCCGGGTCGCCCCACACCAGCACATCGCATTTCGGGAAATGCTGCTGGATGTCCGCAATCAAGTGATGGCAGAACCGCTCCAAACCCATATCAAACGCAACCAACTCATGCACCACATTCCAGCGACCGTTTTGCATTTTCTGGCCAAACACAGCGGCAGGCGTCAAACCAAAGTCAAGCCCGATATGCACCGGCCAGCCCGGCTCAATCTCAACATCGGTTGACATCACGCTGTCAGAAAACTCCGGCCAGACCGGCTTGCCATCCTGCACATACACATACTGCGCACCGGCATAGCACTGGATCCAATCAATCGACTTGCCAGCCAACTGCTGCTCATAATAGCCGGGCGGCAGATTGTTGACGTTCTCAGCCAGTGGGTTGTTGATCCACCATTTCTCAGCCGCAAAGATCGCGTCCTCATGCTCGGCAGTGCCTTCAACCACGCCGCCGGGCTGCTTGTAAAACTTCCAAGGGTATTTGCCCTTAATCGGGTTTTTCTCCGCAAGGTTCGGCCACCAGTGATCGCTGTCCATCGGGTTGGTGGACATCCAGACGCCGCGCCAAGTGCAGCCGCCATTCGCCTTTGTCGGATAACGGCCAACACGCGATGTCAGGCCGTCAACCACCGCTTTTGGCAACTCACGCGCTTCGTCAATGAAGCCCCCCGATAATTCAAGACTGAGCAATTTTCGAACATCCCGGGGTTGGTCCAACGCCAGAAAAATCACCTCGCAGTCAATCCCCGCAACGCCATCACGCGGTGGCAGCTTGATGTGATGCGTGATCGGCGGCGACCACCGCATCGGACCCCAAACATTCTCCGGGAAGATCTCCTGCCAAGTCTTGATCGTGGTGGTCCGCAATTCCGGGTAGCTGTTTCGTATCACGGCAAATCTGGTATATCTGATCCCATCGATCGGCGATGGCTCCTGCTTCACCGCCCTCAACATCACCTCGGCAAGCGAGGCAAACGTCTTGCCAGAGCCGACCGGCCCCATCAAGCCACGCACAAAGCTGTCGTCCTGTAAAAACTGCCATACCGTTGGGCTTTCCGAAAAGTTCAAGTTCAAACCAGCAAGCGCCTCAGTCGTGGGCTGCTTGCGTCTGCGTGGCGACCGATCTGTCGCTCTGGGTGATCTAGCCATTACTCCTCCGGCGAAAACGTAACAATCGTAAAACCAGTGTACTCAGCCGGGCCAATCGTGATCAGCGGACCACCGCACTCACTGCACAACACCGCCTCACCACTATCATAAACACGGCCCCGGGTGTCACACTCACAATGGCCACAAACCACATCCTCAGAAAAAAATCGGATACTCAAATATTCCTTCATCGATATAACGTCAGCCATCGTCACCCTCAATCTCAACAATCTTTGCAGTCGGCCCGGTTATGTTGATGCCGATCATACTTGGACGCTGGCTATCACTGTTTGGCTCCAACAACCCGCGATGCTTCGCCAAGAGCCGCAACGCCGACAGCTTGTCGTGCATCTCAACCTCGATCGTGTTGCCAAACTGGTTGGGCGTGACCTTCACCTTTTTGACAGATCGCTTGGCACGCTCCGACAACTGATCACTCGGCGTCAGCGTGACCCGGCCCATATCATCCCACTGGATGACATCAGTCGCCTCACCAGCCGCTATGGCCTCCAACTCCTGCACAACAGCCTCGCGGCGGCTGTCGTCCTGAGACGACAAAGCCGCACGCTGGCTCCTAATCGTTGGCGTTTTCTCGCTCATGCAAGCACTCCGATCCTACTGCGGCATAGCCAGCCAAGTCCTTCCAGCTATCCTGATGATCCCGATTATACGACAACCGGGCAATCTTCATAGCCGCAAGACACAGCGCGACTTGCTCCGGCTCAAACTCCACGCCCATAATCGCAGACCACATAACCGCGATCCGCTCGTGGTTTTCCCACGGCGACCCATATTCCTCGCCGCGATCCCTGACAGCCTCCTTGGCTGCATCCAGTAGATCAAACCTATCCATCGTTATTTCCGGCTTCATTGCCATCTCCCTTGTAATCCTTGATCTTCAACCGGCAGATGCCGCATTGATACTCCGCATGTAACTCAGTGATGCGCCGCACCACCAAAGTCGCAGTGTTGCAGTTCGGGCAGCGACCGGCGTCCATTCGCCGCTGCATGATGCCGTCACCCTTCTCAATCATCGTCCGGCCCCAAGTGTCGCACCCTCGTAATCAGCCGATTGCGCAGGCGTGGCAGCTTCACTGCATCAAACGGCGCAAAGGCACGCGCCAATGGCTGGCGGCTGCCCTCATCCACTATAGGCCAGATCTCCACCCGGACGCCATCCCTTGTGCGCTCGATATGCACAGATAGCTTGTCGATATCAACCCAAGTATGCGCCGCAATCTGGCGATAAATGGTATCCTTGCGCAACAGTGGGCGCTCATCTTCGGTGTGTTCGGTCATGCGTCAAAACCCTCCAAAATTTTGTGTGAGACCCCTATCGATATGTAGGAAGGGGCCGGGGGCAAGGGGTCGTCTTTTGCCCAGCCGGCAGAAACAGGCGACCTTTCCCAGCCTGTAATCCTGCAAATGTCGGTTTGCTCGCTATACACTCATCGCCCTCGCTACGTCTGCCAGCGATGGAACCCCTGCCCTCCGCTCCAGCGCTTGGTCGCACACGTTAAGGGTTGCCGCCTTTACGTCAGCCGCACCGTGGCCAGCGTCAGCCAGCCGCCGGGCGTGTGCTATCTCATTGGCGTACAGCCGCGCCTGCCCGGTCGCCTGCTGCACGGCCACGATGTAGGCGTTGCAGATCTCATCGGCTGTTAACTGAATTCCGGTTAACTTTGGGTCGCCGGGTCGCGGCTGATCGGGGTGATGAGAGGGTGATTGCAAATCCCCCAGACCCCCTGTTTCTTCCTGCCCATCGCCATCTTGGTCACGCACAGGCTGTAGTGGCTTGGCGATGTCTATCTCTTCCCGCGTGGGCAGCGGCTCGTCACCATCCCACAGCACCTGATAGCGATTGCTCTTCCAGCCGCTTGCCGTCTCTTGGTAATCCTTGGGCCGCAACTGCCGGATGTATCGCTTTTGCTTCAGCACCTTGATCGCGTCATGTATCGTCTGCCGCTCTTTGTAGGCCGTCACATCGCACAGCGTGAACATGCTGGGCCAACACACGCCAGCCCTGTTTGCAAAGGCTGACAGCGCTCCCAGCACCCGCAGTTCGCGTTCCTTCAGCGTCCTATCCCCGAATGCACGCATCGGCACAACAGACCAAGGCCGCTTATCTTCAGAAAGGGATTTCATCATTCAGTTCCTTCTCGGTTGCTGTTTTGATCTTCTCAACGGTTGCGCCCGGCCACAGATCCTTTGCCTTCTCCACCGCTGGTGCCTGCTCCATATAAGCCTGCACCATCTTTGCCACCTCTTCGACACTGCACACCACCATTTCCCTGTTCTCACGTTTGACCTTGCCCACCTCATAGCCGGTGCGCACGATTGCCAGCACCTTGCCGTTCGGCATCGGCGCTTCCCAATACTCGCCGGTCAGCGGCTGATGTCCTGCCTCGATGGCCTTCTGCTCCAGCAGCGTCAGCCCTCTCATCGTCACATCCACCTGATGCTCGACATCGGCCTGATCATCGATGGCCTTGTTCAGCTTGTCCATCTGCGCATCAAACCGCTCCCGCAGTTCATGCCCGACTAGCCACGGCAATCGGTCCACGCCCCATTTCGCTTCCAGCTTGGTCACTGCCTCATCATACTTGACCAGCGCATCTTGCATCCGGCGCATCGCCAGTTGACTAGGCGCATAGTAAGTCTTGTTCGGTTTTTTTGGTCGTTTAGCCATTAAAATGTACCCTTAAAAGGTAGGGTGCGATGGTAGGGTGTGATCCTAGGGATCATCACACCCCACCCACCCTGCGATGAACGTAAGATTTGCGTAAGATGGTCATCTTACATTTTCCCCTATGTCCTTGTTTATCCACACTTTGCCCTCATGCACAGTCACCACACCCTTGTCTTGCAGCCCCTGACGCGCATCTTTGCGCTGTTGCGGCGTAAGATCGGGCGATTTCACCTTATGTGCGTCATGCCAAAGCCCGGTTCCGACCGCATCCACACCCACCTTGATTAGCGTGTTTCGCAGTGCTTGCAGCGCATGATACTGCCTCGGCGACAGGTTCTGCTTCTTGGTTGCGCCTTGTGCCTCGATAGGCCGCAGCACCACGCTGCTGTCCTCCAGCAGTGCGATCGGCACCATCTCAAACGTGATTCTATCCATCGGATCTGCGTCTTTTTGCTTTTCCATCGATAGCGTCACGATGCTCTCCGACTTGCCTACCGCCAGCACCGTATCGGCGGCACCAGCCAGCGCTGACGATCCCCGCATGCTATTGATGCCGCGTGATGCGTCCTTGCCAGCGTGATGTATCGCCAGCAGGCCACAGCCGGTGTGATGCTTGATGGCGTCACAGCCGCGTATGAAGGCGCTCATGTCGGTGGCGCTGTTCTCTTCCCCGGTCATGCTTCGCGCCACTGTGTCGATCACCAGACAGCTAAACTCTGTGTTCAGGCTGTCGATCGTGCGCAGCAGCTTTTCCACGCTTTCCTGATCCATCATATCGACCGCCACTGGCAGCACCCTGAGTGAGCCGGTGCCGTCCACCTCATTGTGCTGCTTCCACGCCTTGACGCGCTTGCCAAGGCCGGATACGCCTTCCCCGGCTATGTACAGCACGGCCCCGGCGCTTGTTTCCCTGCCGTGCCACAACAGGCCGTGCGTCATGCAGAGCGCCATATCAATGGCGATGAACGACTTACCTGTACCGGGTGCGCCATACATCACCGTGAAGCCGTGCTTGGTCAGCACGCCGTCTATCATCCACTCGACCGGCGGCATCGCCATCAGGTACGCCTCGTCATACAGCGGATATATGTCTTGCGCCTCTTCCGGCTGTGCTGGCTCCGGCTCCACCGCTAGTGGCGGTGTCGCCTTCACCAGTGCCTGCAAGTCCTCCACCTTATTGCCAGCAAGCAGCCAATCCACGATATCGCCCTTGTCAGGCAATCCCGGCAGATCCACGCGCTTGATGGCCGCTGCAACGCCCCATAGCTGGCTCTGCACCACATCGGCGTGCTTTTGCCCCGCCTCATCGTTGTCAGGGATCAGCACCACCTTGCGGCCAGCAAAATACTGGTTGAGGTCCGGCTTCCAATTCTTTGAGCCGCCGTGATTTGTGGTGGCGATCAGGCCGTGCTTTGACAACCTGTCGGCGCATTTCTCACCTTCCACGATGAATACCGCCGCGTCTGGCTTCTCCATCATCTTCGGCAGATTGTACGGCACCGCTTGGACGCCATCCATATTGTACAGCCATCCTCCCTTGCCATCAGGGCGGCGCTGTCTGAATGTCTTTGGCTCATACCGCTCAACCTCGAACACCACCTCGCCGTCAGCATTGACGTAGCTGTATCGCTTGGCGAGGAACCGGCTCGGTTGCAGCTTTGTCTGCGTCTGCTTCGGGATGCCGAACTTGGTCTCCAGAATATCCGGCAATCTGCCATTCATGCTGACCGGCTCATGCAGGCGCACGAGATCAATCACGCCGCCGCCAACGCCTTTCTCGTGATCGAAGAACGTGCCCTTTCTGAGATCCACCGACGTACTGCCAAAATTGCCGAAGCGAAGTTCGGTGCCTTTCGACAGCTTGGCGTTTGGCTCCCCCAGATAATGCCGCGCCACCTGTTCTATGTATGCTGATAAATTTGTCATCTGTTCTTACTCTCCCGGTTCTCCCAATGTAGGCGGGGCGGCGAGGCGGGAGAAATCCCCGCCGCCCCTCCCGCATCAGAACAGGTCTGCGCCTGCCGCTGCCTCGCTCGGAGGAATTGAGGCTGGCGGCGCGACCGGCGCCGGTGCGGGTTCTTGTGCTGGTGCGCCGTCAAAAGACGCCGGGCGATCAGTCCAGCCCGACAGCGTCCACTGCGGCACACGCCACGTTTGGGTCTGGCCATCGTTCAGCGTCTGCGTCACGCGCTCTGTGCCGGTGATGTCCACGACTGGCACCTTGCCCGGGTTCTGGGCCTTGCCAGCCTCATACGCCTGATACAGCGCCAGCATCCGCTCATACACGTTCCTGCTGCTGCTGGACAGTTCACGCAGGCCCATCTCTTTATTGGTGAGGCGCACGCGAAAGCCCCACTTGTGGTCAGGTGTCGGCTTTTCTGGGCGCTGTTGCCCAGACTTGGCCATATGGAAATCCGGCGCTGGATTAAAGTGCATCCAACCCATTTCGATCTCAGCCAGATCCATCGCCACCTTGATCGGTGCCTCCAGTTCCTGCTCGTGAGATGTCCACTGGCCATCCACTTGCTGCCGATCGACAGCAATGAAGCTGCCGTCCTTGGCTGAGAATTTCAGGATTGGGGTGCGATCCCCGCCGCCGTTGCCGCTTCCGGCTGATTGATAACTAAGCATCGTCTGTTTACCTCTTTGACGTTTTAGCGTTTTAACGTTGGTTCACGATTGTGAACCGGCTTATTGGGAAATGGCACACCAGATCACGATCCATCGGGTCATCCCGATCACTGCGACCATTGGCCAAAAACCCCAATTCAAAGTCCTCCGCGAAGCTGATCCGCGCAAGGGCGTCCTTATATAGCACCACCATATAGCTGGGCAAGTCTGTCTCAAACGATAGCTGACGCGCTGCTATCACTTTGTGCAAGTTGACCAGCGCTGTCGGATATTTCTGCATGTTAAAGGTCCGGGCTTTCACCTCGACAAATGCCTTGGGCCGACCATCCTGCATCAGCACATAATCCAGCCGGTAATGTGGCGGCAGCTTGACCAGGTCGTACCCCAGCCCTTGGAGGGCTGTGGCCACGATCTGCTCATTCTGCCGGTCTAGCTGGCTTTCATACTGTGGTCTGCTCAAGATCCGCGCCCCTGTACCGGGCCACACTGCACGCTGACCACTGGCGGCACGTCATAATTCACCGCAATGTCCTGCGCCACATAAGCCTCGCGCCGTTCAGCATAGAACTCGCATTCCTCGATGGTGCTGAACCGCGTCTCTTCCTTGCCCATCCAGCAGGGGTTTGTCGGTTGCCCACCAATGTTGATCGCGAAGCAAAAGGCGAGGATTGTTTCATACATCACAGCAACTCCCTGCACACCATAACCCAGTCATCCCACGACAGCGTGGCGGTGTAGCGCCAGTCATAGGCATCATGCGTAGCCGCATCATCCCGGCCAAGCACGACCAGCGCCTCAATCGGGATGCGCACATTGATCGGCTGGCGATCCAGCTTCCAGATCAGCGCCGGGAATGCGTCATTTGTATTATGCGCAGACCGGCAAGTCTCGCAGATCTGGTCCCACCACTTTGGGTCCACTGAATTTTTGTAACGCTTCAATTCCAACCGAAAAGGGAACGGCTCACTAGGCGTCAGATCATCCAGCCCCTTAGTCTGGTATTGCAGGATATTGCGTTTGAACGTGATGTGCGGCGAAAACTCATCGTTCAACATCGATGCGATCTGGCGCTCGAAACTGGCCCCTTTTTGGCGACCGTTAACCATCGCGCCGCACCAACGAGCGCATTGTCTCAGCCGCCCGGTCCTGACCACTATTGATGCGCCTAGACAGTTCCTGCTCAAGTATCTCATCAGCCAACGCCGCCATTGAGCGGTGTGCAGATGTAGCTAGACAGTGCCGCAACATATCGTAAGTGCTTGATCTCAGTCGAAAATGTACCTGTTTGCTAGGGGCCATTGCATTTTTTCCAAAAAAAAGTAGACAACCACCCTTGTACCACAATGGTTGATGTATTATATAGTTCATATGAGTTAATCATCAAAGGGAGACACCGATGACAAGCGTTTTTACAATTACTGATCTCGAAACAAACCTCGATTGGACAGTTCGCGTTGTGTTTCAAGGTGACAGGTATGGCCGTGATATGTGTCTGGTTCACGATGACATTGAACCAATGATTGAGTTTTATGACGCTGAATATAATTTTGAGAAAGACGTTGATGGCCGTGTTCTAGGTCAGTTTGTTTCTCGTTACTACGCAGAAACCTTGCTTAATGACCACGATATCTCAAGGGGCCTCAACCTTGATGGCGGCATCCCAAAATGGTCAATCAACGCAGCGTGTTATCGCGTCATCATTTGCAACTGCGCAGAGATCATTAACGAGCAAAAGGCGGCGGCTTAACGGCCCCGCCCCAACCGGGAGACAGT